CATAGCGTCGGACGTGAACCATCCCCAGAGCTTGTCCCGCTCACTCGGGCTCATCGCCTCTTCCAGACCAGATATTGGATCGTCCACGACCAAAAGATCAGCTCCACGCCCAACAACCTGCGCCCCTTTACCGATAGACTTGATATTTCCACCTTCGGTAAAGACAAGATTTTCGACCGACTTAGAGCCGCCATGAAGCGATGCCTTTGGGAAAACCTGCCGATACATCGGCGATGTCACAATCGACTTGATCTTGCGACCGAACTCCGCTGTCGCAAAGTCACCCGACGCACCCGCTAGGATGATCTGTCTGTAGGGATCCTGTCCGAGGAACCACGCAGGAAACAAGCGCGAGCACATTTCCGATTTGCCGTGGCGGGGCGCCAGCGATATGCACAGACGCAAAATCTCTCCTCTCGCCACTTTTTCAAGCGCCTCCGCCAAAAGCCTATGGTGCGGGGCGACAAGGAACCGAGACTTATCCACATTGTCAGGATCCTCCACGTCTGGGAGCATGAGCTTCGCAAAGTCCAAAAACCCTGTCCGGGCTTTCTGAGCAGCAAGAAGCCGCTTCGCCGCAGCGAGCTTCTTCTGATACGCCGCAACGTCGGTGTTGATTGGCTTGGTCAAGTGTGGAATTTCAGGAGTTTCAGCATCCCAGCGCATCCGGGCTGCTTGTCAGAGACATCCGCATCGAAATGGCCGTCAGCGACGTACTTTCCCTTCGTATAATGATTCGTACCTGCCCAGACATAGGGTGAATTGACCCCGTGACTCCTGTACCCGATGCCATTGTACCTCTCGATCCTGTCGAGGGCAGCATTGGTATCCTTCCAGTCGATCGTTCCCATCTTGTCGAGCGTTAGCGCGTCCACCGCTGAATACTCCCACGAGAACGGCGGATGGCCTATTGACGGCCTCCCAGCGGGAACGTGAATAGTTCTGGCCGTCAGCGGGTCGCCATTGTGGAGGTGACTTGAAAAATCTCCACTGGCTTCCCGGTGATGGAGAGCCGCGATCACCTGCCACGGTACGCCCGTCTTATCCGCCACCGTCTTGTAGCGAGGAGCGTGCTCATTGATCTTATTCACCGACCACACAAAGCGATCCGGGTCGGTAATGACCATGTTGTCGTAGAGTTCTTTAAGCGGCATTGCTCTTATCAGGTGGGGCTTCGCCGAACTTGCTCGCCGCTTTGGAGCCAGCCAGTACCGACACAAGCCAAGTAAGGAGATTAGAGACATTCGGGGGAAGATCAGTCATAACGCCAGTCAAAAAGTGACGTACAAGCAAGTACGCGATCGCCGCCACCACTGCAAAAACCGCAATGCCGAGAAGGATACGGATACTGGATGGGGTACCATTAGCCTCCGAAAAAATGCTCTTGAAATTGAAGTTCATGGGATTAAGTGCGCTAAGGTGGCAAGGACGAACCTGCCGGAAGCATAGGAAGCAAGGCCAACTGCGATATACGCCAGTGAAGCCGCGATGATGTTCCAAGGCGTCGGGAACTCACGCATCACTGGGCCAGCGAAGAATGTACCCAGATACGCTGCCATGCAGACCGCAAACAGATACAGGATCACATCCCGCTGCTTGGCGTTGTTATGTGCCTCCACAGCCTTCTCCTGCGCCTTGACCGTCTGAGCTTCAGCTATATTCGTCTGATCCGCATCATGCGCGTACAACGTCGCATACTGCTCCTCGTACCAAGTAATCTTCCCAGTCGCCGTCTCCAGCTTCGCTCCCATATCCTCGATCGTATTCTGGAGTTCCGTCGCCTTTTCCTTGACTACCGGGTCTTGAATCACCTTCACCAACACCGCAGCCTGCTTCGCTGCCTTTGTCTGACTCACCTTCACCGCCGCGACAGCCGTATCAAGCCCAGCCTGTGCCTCCGCTACAGGAGTAGGCGGCTTCACCGTCGCACAGGAACAGAGTGACAAGGCTGCTACTAGAATGAACAGGGCTCTCGTGTAGGAGTTCATTCCATGCAGGATTACGGGTGTTGGCCGTGTCGGTCAACAGAAATCAGCTCAGGCCCAGAATGCGAGTCTTAAACCACTCCACCGCGATCGTGAAAATTAAGCTCACTGCCGCGACGATTCCAAGGATGTAATTTTTGTGCCCCTCCAAGTTCTTGAGGCGATCATCGTGACGATCAAACTTCTCTGCAAAAGCCTCCTGAGCATCCAGCAGACGATCCACTTTAGATTCCAACCGTCCAATGCTATGTGAAACGTCGTCGATGCCCATGACTCACTTGATCGTTTGGTTCTGATAGATCGGCTGGAAATACTTGCTATAGTCCGTCTGGGGGGCCTGCTGCTGTTGCTCTTCTTTGGTCGTCCGCTGAATCAGGTTTGGGATACCAACCCCTGTGTTGAACTGGCCGTAGTTATCGAGGAAATCCTGATTTCCGCGACCAAGCATGGGGCGGACGGCCTCTGATAGGCCCGCCGTTGCGATTCCGTTAAAAACTCTTCCAGCTTGAGGTGTACACATAACTTTAATTTCCAAACACTACAACAGTGTTCCAAGGAGTGTCGATGAAAGCCCCGCCATAATAGGAAAGGGCCGAAAACGATGCGGTCGTCGCTCCAGTAGCTGACATAGATACAGGATTGCCTCCCGAACCATTTCCGATCGCACAGTAATTGGCGTCGGCCATCGGAGAAGGGGTCGTGAATGCGATCAGATAAATTCCAGTGCCTGTCTTAGTCACAGAAGCCACGTTGAAGCTGGAGCGGATATACCGAGCCGTATTCGCGGAATCCGTACCCCCAGACGCATTTCTCGAAGCATCAAAATTTACCCAAGCCTTCGCGAGCTGCTTATTGGCTGTCGCGTCCAGCTTCGCAGAAGTCACATTCGCATCCGCGATCTTGGCTGTAGTCACAGAGTTGGAGGCCAAATCAGCCGCCGCGATCGTTCCGTCTGCAATTACGTTGCTGGTTACTTTGGTCAATGACATATCAGTTTAAGATTTCAGGCCAGACAGCCTTGATTTCCTCCAACGTGTCAGGAAGCGGCGTCTTTGTCACGTCCCGAAGTTCCTGTTTCTGCACCGCAATTTCAGCAGCCCTCACGCTATCCTCAACCTCAAGGGCCCTCATATACTGGACATCGAGTGCCGAGAGCTTCGGCGACCGGGCTGCCCGGAACTTGTCGAGATGGATGGCCTTTGCCTTGTCGATGTTGACCTCGGCGCCCTGTTCGGGGTGAAATTCGTAGGCATTGAAAAACTGATTGTCGAGCCCAAGTGACTCAACAATCTTGTACGGGACGCCCTCTGGGACATCCTTTGCAGCAATCTCTTCAATGGACAGGCTCGGATCAGCGGGAATGATTACCGCGACTTGTCCGCTAGGCTGGGGATAGGTGATGAATCGCATAAAATTAGTTTCCGAAGATTGTTACGTTAATCAGCGTGTAATCAGTCGGGGCGCCCCCGCCAGCTGTATTATTAACGTATGAAGTAGCCAAAGCGCATGAAGAAGTAGTTCTTGACGATCCGTCACTTTGGAATATCTGCCCCATTTGAGTTGAGTTGCTTGCTGATCCAGATAGTGAATAACTTGTATCTCCAAGTGCCGTTGCAAAGTTTATCGTATAGCTTCCTGTCCCGTTCTTCGTGATGCTGGAGACGTTGTACGGGGTGCCGTTGATGATACTAGGGCGAACCACAGCAGTGCCCCCTACCGTACCAGTCACCACCGACGGTACTTGATAAGTAATCGTCGTACCAGTCACTACAGTCACTTTGTAAGTGCCATTGACTCCAGTTGCCCCAGTCACACCTGACACGGTTACAAACCACCCGGCCCCAATCGTGTGAGATGCACGGGTAATTGTGACGTTGGTCACAGAACCAGAAACAGCATAGGTAATCGTATTTCCAGTCGTATAATCAGTTCCGATTGCGTTGCCGTTGAAATTCACCCACGCTTTTGCCGTGGTGGGGCAACTTGTGATCGGGTTTCCAAAAGTGACGATTTTTCCGCCAGAAGTATTTGAAAAAATCTCAAGGTTTCCAACTCCCGATCCATTGGACGGCCCAGATGAAATAAGACTCCATGCCCTTCCTCCCGAAACTCCTGTATTAACCAATACAATATAAGGCCCGTATTCCGTGCCGCCAGTATTTACAGAAAAATTAGTTGCCTTTGCGTCTCCAGCTACATCCAATTTCACGCTAGGAGAACTCGTCCCGATGCCTACGTTGCCAGAGGAGTCAATGCGGAGGCGTTCTAGCGTATTAACTTCAATAGTAAGTGGATTTGACGCACCGCGAGCCACTAACCTAGTTTCAGTATTTGATCCGACAAGCCCACCAGTTATCGCGTCAGCGTTAGAAATCTCATACCCACAATACTGACCACTAGGGGCATTTATAGTTTCAGCTTTTGCAATACCCAGCTTGTTTGGCGAACTCGTCCCGATCCCTACGTTGCCATTCGCAGTCAGGTTGCCGTTCGTAGTCAGATTTCCACTCGTGTCCCAGCTTGGGCCGCCCGTTGACAATTTCGCAGGCGTTACGGCTCCGTTCGCTAAATCCGCCGTGCCGACCGCACCGTCCGCAATCAAATCGCTTGTAATCGCGCCGCTTGCGATCTTGGAAGTAGTCACAGCCCCGTCAACAATCGCAGCCGTATTGATCGCATTCGCCAAGACCCCCTTCGCATACGCGATTCCCACCACGATCACCGCACTCCCACTCGGAGGAGCCTCACTGAACGTGATCGTGTTCGTCGTGATCGTGTAGCTCGCTGGATCCTGCAACACACCATCAATCGTGACGAGGTAAGCCGCCGAGTTCGTTACCGTGGTACCTGTGATCGTGAACACCGTCGCACTGCCATTGGGTGCAAGGCTCCAGCGCGTCAGGGGGACGTAGGAATTGGGATCGCTCGTATCGGAAATCGTATTTGCAACTGCAATCGACCAGTTGCCCCCGTTCAGGTCTGCCGTGAAATCGACTGCCGTGTGCTGGACTTGGCAATAATAGAGGCTCAAATCCTTATATGCCACGTCTCCGGGGAAATAGGTAATCCCAGACTGCCAGATTCCGCGATAGGCATTGTCGCCAGACACCAATTTGTTGCGGAGGTCTACGGTCAGTGCAGATGCCGTAACGATGCTGTTCTTGAGGGCACCGTCATCACGCTGGATCTCTCCAAGGCGAGACTGCGTCTGGTCTAAGCTGACGTTGATCGCATCGAACTCGGAATCGAGCTTCGTGGCGATCTGCGACACGGTGATGTTGGCGTTACCTTGGGCGTCGGTAACGAAGTTGGCTTGACGGTCGTAAGGAGTCGGGGTCGCTGACATCGGGGGTCAAACTACAAGCTCATTGTTGGTTTGAAAACAACATTTTTCGACTACCCGACAAAATGTAGGGTTTTCAATCCATTTTTGAAAAATTTTGTCGGCAGCCGTGGCCGCGATCGCCTCGGCTGAAAAGGGGGGCGGGGGGCGGGGGTCGGCCAGTTTCAAGGGCCGGGGGCCGATGTCGCGGGGGTGGCGTCGCCCCGATGAGGCGGAAACAGGCCCCATGATTACAGGGGCTTAGGGCTTTTCGGGGCGTTAATCGGCGCGGATTACCTTCGCCGGGACGATCTTCGCTCCGTCAAATATCTCTTTTAACTTTTGCTCTCCGTCTGCGATCACCTTCTCTAATTCGCTAATTGTAAGCTCGCCGAGTGGGCGATTCTCCAGAGCATCCGGCGCCACCTTTCCAAGGTGCCCGGCCATTTCAAGAGACGTTCTCGCGGCGCTATGGCGAACCGCTGCCGGGGTTGTCTCATTCGTCATCAGTTGCTCTAGAGTTTCCAAGGCGAGCTTTGCCAAGCTGCCCTGAATTATTGTCTCGCGCTGATCCCGCAACGCTTGGCGGATGTGCGGGAGCTGAAGTAGGCGCCGCGCATCTTGAGCCGGGGAACTGTACCCCGCAAGGCGGGCCGCCTCTGCCCCGCTCATCCCCTTTGTTCCATAGTGGACTACGAAAGCCGCTTGCTTGTCCGTGTTTGGGCCGTCAAAGCGGGCGGGCGTTGCGGGCGTTTCCGCTAAGATTTTCGGGAGCACTTTCGGGCGAGGCATGGCGGGCACCCTACACGCTGTAGGTTGCGCCGAAAAGATTTTTTCCGTTCTTGTCTTTTTTCGCTTGCTCTTGTCCTTTTTCGCGCTAGGTTTGTTCCAACGGCAAACGACAAGCATCAAACACGATCGCCCCGCGAGCCGCACGAACACACGCTGAAAACATGAACATGACCGCAACATACAACGCGCAAGCAAAGACAAAATTTACCACTTCCCACCGCAAGGAGGGCAAGTGCTGGTTTGAAGAATACGCAATCATCACCGCCGACGCGCTCTATGTCCCAGCGCAAGGGCCAGCGGAAGCAAGCAAGCCCATCACGTTGCGCCTCTACGGAACGGGAGCTAAGAACTTTGCTTGCCTATGGGTCAACACTCACGGCCTACACACGAGCGGAAGCGGAAGCGCGGGAGGGTACGGCTATTGCCGGAAAAGTGCCGCTGCCGATGAAGCAATCAGCAACGCCGGATTTACACTCTCAAAAAACATCCACGGAGTCGGAGAAAGCGCAATCAAGGAAGCTCTCGGCGCGATCGCGGAAGCTATCGGCCTTTCTAACTACTACCTAGTCACCGCGCACGCCTAACCCCGCAACCCTGAAACACGTTGAACACAACAAACAACATGACAATCCGTGACGTCCCCTTAGAAATCTTGCAACGTGCCGAGAAACGGCGCCGTGACCGTGAGCTTGAACGGTTCATAGATACGGCGCTTGATGGGTTTTTCTACCTTCTCGCGCTTGTCGTCTTCTTTTGGATCCTGAAAACGTTCTGCCGATAGCCTAGCACGCCAGACAAGGCCCGCTCTCAGAAATGGGGGCGGGCTTTTTCTTTTGACACGATCCCGAGACTTTCCCTAGCGTCCCGAGCCTATGGCAAAACAGAAACCGAAAAAGGAACGGCCAAGGGTGACAATCCCGGAGTGCCGGGAGTGTGGACGGCAGGCCCCGGTGAGTGTGGAAAGCGGGCGCTGCCGGAAATGCGAAGAGACCCGGCAAGAGTGGGAACAGGGGAAACTCTTTTGAGGCGTAAAGCCTAGCCCCCGGAAAACTCAAAAGAGGCCCGAAGGCTAGGCCCCCACACTCTACCATCACACGACCGACAGGCGAAACGCTATCCGCACTCGCACGGAACACAAGCGCAATCGAGCAGAAACGGGCCTAGAAATCGCTTTTACCCCTAAAAGGGGCAGTAGTTGGAAAATCCCAAGGAACGGCTGAATTTTTCAATCGTGGAGCGATCATTGGCTGACGCTCATGTAACCCTGTAGCCGTGTTACCCTGTGACCTTGAATCGGTGTTACCGAAAAACCTGCTCTATGTCGTAGCCATGTCACGCTGTACCAGTCTTACCCTAATCCAATTTTACCAAGGCCCTTGGAAACCCACTCGACCATCCAGAGCGAATAGCCCAGCCGAAGGCCCTTTTACCTTACTACTCTTATTTTATATTACTTACTTCTTGATAATGATAGATAGATAGATACTTTTAAGATTTAAGGGGTAGAGAGAATATAGGGCTGTGGCCTAGTCCCGTGGCCCCGCCACAGCCACAATATAAAAGTGATCTATCATCCATCACTCTATCACTTTTACAGAGTAAATCGCCGTGCAAGATGCCCATCCTCGCCCCTCGCTCCGCCTAAATCGGCGCAAAAAATAATGTTACATTGTAACCCTGTAGCCCTGTCACAATGTAACACTATCCTCTGTATTTAATATCCAAATCACCGAGTGACACTTCCATCCATCACACCTATCATCAGATTTGGAAGTTAAATAGGTATTTCCACCCATCCTTTGTGCGCTTTTTCTCGACCAGCTTCGGGTACGCTTTGGACTCAATCAGCTTGGTCAGACTGCGACCCAGCGACACGGTATTGAGCATCCGGGTGACATCGGGGAGTGTGCTCTTGAGCTCTTGGAGGAGTTCAACGCCTAGATACTCGGTCTTGGCGTTCTTGTCGCTCGCCTTGCCGTTTGACCAGAGTTCCAGCATTTCTTGGATGGAATACTCGACGGTCTCGGCGTGGCTGGCCTCGACTAGGGCTGGGTGGTGGAATGCCTTGATCGCATAGCGTGGGTTTCGCTTGTTGAGGACTGAGGCCCTTGCTTCGCTGTTACCCCAGTCGAGGAGCCAGCGTAGGAAGAACGGAAGCTCCTCCAAGACGACCTTCTCGTCCTTGTTACCGCCCAAAAACTTCGGTTTGAAGTCATCTCGGAGCTTGAAAAGCATGATCTTGTCTTTGAATGACCCGTCCATAGGCGGCAGGATGCCTAGTGACTCGGGATCATCGTTCATAGTCATCCCGACACGGCCCCTAAAAGGCAAGTCAACCTTGTCCACGTTCTTAGGCTGGTATGGGATGACTGGATTCGCGGCAAACTCTTTAAGCTTATTGGCGAACTTGCGCTTCTCCTGCTGATTTCCGTCTGTGGGGGCATCGTCAATAAGAAGGTGCCCGTTCTGCCCTGCTTCCTTGTTGAAGGCAGTCTGCTTCATCAGAACGTCTGTCGCCGTGCACGACCCGCCCACGGCTCCCCCGATGAGCCAGCGATTGAAGAGGGATTTCCCCGTTCCGACTTTACCAGCGATCACGAGAATCTGTCCCGGTTGCAGGTTCAGCTCAAGAGCCGAGCTGTAGAAGTGATGTAGCCAGCCGAGGAAATAGTCCTTGGCCTGCGGGGTACCTTCGACCCATCCCTCTCCATTGTCGAACGCCTCTCCAATGAACTTGTGAATCAGTGGGAACTTGTCAGGTGTACCCTGTCCCTCTGGTGCAGGCTGCATGGCGACACGGTTTGATGTGTTAAGGTAGCTTGCGGCATTCCAGTCCACGACTTCTTCACGTCGGAACAGAAATGGGGCGGCGGCGGTAACACGTCGATTAAGCTGGACGTGCTCTAGGACTCGCTCGATGTCGGAAACTGACTGCCCCCGACGAGGACGATCGCTGACACCTTTGACCTTGAGCTGGAGGCGGGCGTCTTCACGGGTGACGTCGTGCCAGTTGCCCTTGTTCTTTCGCCAGTAGGCACGGCCAGCGAAATAGAAGAGCTGTGCGGCGGAGCCGATCATGTTCTCTTCGTACTCCCGCACGAAAGGCTGGCCGAGTACGGCACGCCACGGCATGAAGTTGGATGCTGCTCGATCAGAGAAACAGACCATTCCGTTCTCTGTGACGACGCACCCCTCACGGTCGATTCCATCATTGATCCAGAACAGAGGGCCACGCTGACCGACCTCAAACGGCTTTGCCCATCGGCCCGGATATTGGCGAGCGACCTCTGCCGCGATATGCTCAATGGGTATCTCTATGTCGCTTGTGGTGATCTTGGCGCTGGTTCCCGCCTCAATCATACACATCTCGATCATGGCCGTGGAAATCGGGGTAGCCCCTTCGACATCCCGCCAATCAGTGCCCACCTCAAAGTATTGATTGTCCTCAATCGAGCACTTGTCGAAGTCTGGGAGTGCCTTTGAGAATCGGATTCGCTTGTCAAGTGCTGCGATGAACCGCTCTGTCAGCTCCGAGTTGCCAATGTTGATCGGCTCTTGGAAAGGCCAAATCAGGCGGGCTTTACCAGCCGTAAAAGTGCTTGTGACCCATGTTGGAAGGTGGCCGCAGGATTGTGGAAGCTTTGGCAGGGATGCCAATGCCGAGGGGCTGTCATAGTCGCCAATGATACCGTGTAGCTTTGTAGCTGGGTTATTGGCAGCGATGCGAGCCTTTGCCGTGACGCCCTGCCAGACGGAGATGAACTTGCTCTGCGTTGTGGAGGCCGTGCACCACTCGCGGAACTGTTCCTTGGTCTGCCCGAGTGGGCGGGGGTTCTTGAATTGCGAAAGGGAAAAGTCGTCCTCGATTGAGGCCGAGTGTGACGACAGGTTGGGTAGGGTGTGGAGAATCATGTTTGGCGTGTGTTGGTTGTCGGGGGAATGAACCTACGCCCTCCCCCGAGGGGCGTGTCTAGCTATTTTTCTCTTTTTTCCGCTTCCGCCATTCCCGACAGTAGGCGGCGTGCTTGTCCTTGTTCCTCTGGTACCATGCAGCGTAGGAGGCGTAAGCCTTGTCACGGTTGGCCTCTCGCCATTTGGCATTCTGCTTCTTTTTGGTCTCGACGGCTTCGGGTGAAAGCCAGCGCTCGTAGGTCTTGTCGCCCCGAGTCTGGTAACTCTGGAAGATGAAGCCGTCGTCGCGTACGTCACCGCGAGTGTGTGTCTTGTTCATCGGTTTGTTGGTAGCAAGCGAGTTTCTTGGGTTCAGCAAATCGGGCGATCGGAGCATCGCTACCGTCGCCTCCCCACCATTTACCTGCGGCGGATTTTACTTTGTCGGTTAGGGCACGGGAGCAGGTGTCAAACTTCGTGCAGCCGTCCCCGGTGCAGAAGGTCATGTCGCGGTAGCAAATCATTTGGCCTCCTTACTACTTTTAAGAGGTAAAGCCTTTTTACTACTCTTGAGTGGTTTCTTACTGAAGATCGCGTCGTAGTTGTCGCGGAACATCTTGCTGTAGTTGTTGCGTGGGCGGCAGCCTTTTCCGGCGCCTTGTCCTTTGAGGTCTCTTGGGTTCATGGGTTGAATTTATTGAGTCGTGTTACCTTGGCACCCTGTGACCGTGCAGCTCGGATGTCTGCAATCAAAGTCTTGGCACGGGCTTTGGTCATTAGAATGCGACCGTGGGTATCCTCGGCGTACTTGGTAGCGGCAACGAGGGCGTCCTCGATCTCGCGGAGTAGGAGGTCGGTGTTCATTTGAACAGGATGTATCCGATGAGGAAACCGGCGCCGATGAAGAGAAGGTCGTGGTGATCCATGTCAGTCGCAGTAGTTACGGGTCTCAAAAACGTATTTGTAGCACCCGGCTTCGTTGGGCTGGGGGAACTTGTCTCGGCACATTGAGCCGCCTTGTCCTCCGGCGCCTGTCTTCCAGATAAGTAGACGCTCGATGGCGGCACTTGTCTTGAGGTTGTAGTCGTCGCTGTCTTTGTAATACAGCGGCTTATCGCTGATGACTGTGGTTTCGTATTCCTCTACGTTCCCGGTTGAGGAGACGTAGGTACGAACTGACTTAGCAGTTATGTTGATGTCCATGTTGGTAGTGTGTGGGTTGTGTGTAGACTAACGCTGGCGAGTCTCAACGACTCGCGATCAAAAGACAAGAACTATTTTTGACTTTTTAATCTTCGAGAGCTTCGCGAAGGCGGCTGAATATACGCAGGAACTTGTCGGCTTCCCCGTCATTGTCAAAGCTGATTTCACACGGCCAATCCTCGGTGGTTCCGACGTTGGTGCTGATGTAATCTGCAAGGGCTCTCGCCGCTTCTTCGATCTCGTAGCTCATTTGGTATAGGTATCTGAAATTATTCCTTCGGCTGCAAGCGGCAAACCTTCTGCCCAATGTGTCGATTTCGTCATAATTGCGACGGCTCGCTTGAAGTCTTCTTGAGCAGTGGCCTTGGGTACGACGATGACGGCTTCGTCATGGACTCGGAGGCAACAGGGGAGTCCGGCATCTCGCAAGGCTAGGCAGCGATCCATGAACACGTCACGGGCTACGGCTTGAACAAGGTTTTCGCAGATGACCCCGCCCCAGATACCGAGGCGGAGCATCTTTCCGTTGCGGGGAATTTCTGCGGTCAGGCCCCCATGATCCGTTGAGACGTTGCGATACATGATCGAGCGTCCCGATGGTAGGGCTACCTCGGCGTGGTGGTCGCCTGTGGTCATGGCGGTCTTGCGGAGGTTGTCCTCCAGACGGCGCCAGAGCTTTGTAACAAGCGGATTCTTGCCTCGGTACAAGGCGACAAGGCGTTCGGCTTCCGTGGAGTCCACTCCAGCTACATCCTTGAACTTCTTGGAGCCCATCCCGTAGCCGAGGCCAAGTGCGAGCTGCTTAATCTGGTGGCGTAGGGTTGGGTTTTCCTTCTTGAGGTTATCCCCGTGGAAGAGGCCCCACGCCTTTGCCTGCGCCATGTAGAGGTCATCGCTGTCGCGGATGTAGTCGAGCATCGTCTGATCGTCGGCCAGCCAGTGCAGGACACGGGGCTCGATCTGGGATAGATCCACGATCAGGAGCGTATGCCCCTCTGGCGCCTTGATGCAGGCCCGAAGGTCAACTCCAGCCACAAGCCCTTTAGGCAAATTCTGACAATTCCAGCCCGAGGCTCCGCTGTCGCGGCCAGTATGGGCGCCGAAGTATTTTAGAGAATACGCCATCGTGCCGTCAGGCCGGAGCCTTCCTAGCATGGTCTCAACGGTCTTGAGGTGCTTGTTGGCCTTGCGGTAGTTCCTGATCGCCTTAATCCACGGGTACTGCTCGGCGTACTTCTCCTCCCATGCGATCGCGTCAGGGTCGCCCTGTGCTAGGCTACCGGGGAACTCGATACCGACTTTCAGGCACTCAGCCTGCACGGCGAGGGGTGATAAGATTGAAGATTCCTTGGCCCAAGGGACGAGGGCTTCGGCCTGCCAGACTGCATTGGACAGGGCACTCTGGGCCTTCTCCAGCGTCTCACGATCGAGCGGCACGCCAGCGTAGGCCATTTCACGGGTCATTTGGGAGATCGCTCGCTCATGCTCCGGCCACTTGTGGCTGTGCTCCAGCCATAGGCGGAGGCAGTTGTCGGCGTCAGCTTGGGCGTAGTCGATGACCTCCTGCTGAAACTCGGGGGTCATATCCTCCCACCTACGACCCTTCATCTTGTCGCGGGTATCCTTGTTGACGGGAATCCCGAGGAGGTGGCTCGCGGCTTCCTTGAGGCTTCGGGGATAGCCGAGGAAGGCCGTCAGGTCAGCCGAGTCATGCCAAGCGGTTAGGTGGAGGTGCTTCGGAGCGATCCCTAGCTCCTGAAGGCGCTGAAAGACGGGAAGATCAAAGCCTGTGTTATGGCTTACCCATGTCGGGGCACCTTGCGATATTGTTGCCCACGGAGCGTCTTTGGGGTGTCCTGTGAATCGGGTGCCGTCGGTGCCCGCGATCGAGACGAGGTAGATGTCTTGCTCTGGGTGTCGGAGATAGTGGTGGATCCCTTGCTCGTTGATCGAGACGCCTTTCGAGTAGAAGGTTTCAAAGTCGATTGCGTAAGTGTTCATGTGTTTTCGTAAAAAGGGAGGAGCCGTCTGCTGTTCAACGGGGTAATGAACAGACCCGTCGCAGGATCTCCCTGCGCTCTATGGCAGACGGCTCCAAGGTGTTACTTACAGACCAGCGATGTTACGGAAGAACTGGGCTGCTTCGGGCGAGTGCTTCTTGTCGAAGGTTGCCACGGGAACGAACCAGCTATTCTGGGCGCTGGTGCGCTTCTCGCTGCTGATCTTGTACTGACCAGTGTAGAGGCCGTCACGGAGCAAAAGCGTGGCATCGGTGATGATGCGCTTGCCGAGACTCGTGAAGCCGCTGCTGGTGATCGTGTAGACGGCTAGGCCGTAGTTCTTCTCACCCGTGGAGTACGGGAAGAACGCCATGTGTTCCTCGTCCACGGAAGCGGGTGCCTCGATTGCGAGGAGGATGTCTGCGGCCTCCTGATAGTAGTTGGCGCCGTCGTACTGGG